AATTACAAACCAACGCTCCTTGTGTGGAGAAACTAGTACACACACGCTGCTCAGTTGCGAAAAAATTGATAGGTTGGTGCCCGAAAGCACCATGACACTGCCCCATTGGCTCAAATTTGAAGGATTCAACTTCGACTACCAGTTGAAGTTTGGAAACTGTCAAATTTTGGAGTCTCAGATGGAGAGTGAAAAGGATTATTCTCGTGCTAAATACGCGAGAAAGATGGATAGGAAGAAGGTAGTGGTTACCAAGCTCACCAAAGCGAGGAACCAGGCTTATCGACGCGTTGTGGAACTCCGTTCCCTCCATGCGAAGAATAAAGTCAGTGACTACCTGTTGTTGGAAGCTGAAGAGAACTTCAAGGAGAAATATGGACCCTTGGAATCTCACTCGTTTGCGGGCGATGCGACTCTTGCTGCTTTGAAGGAACTTGTTCGAGGACATATTTCTTCTACGCATACGCAATATTTGACATCGCTATTTTACTGTTTCTGTGCCTGTTACTACGCTCAAAGTATGACTAGTATTGCCTTCTCATTGATGCAATTCATTGATAAGCACTACGTGTCTGAAGATGGACTTACTACAGATGTATGGAATTTCCTCATGTCCCTGAATGAAACCCCGAATGTTGAAGAAGGAGACTATGACTCGCTTGAATTAGAGAGTCACAGTGACGGTCCTTCGTGGTTAGAACGTATCCAGAAGTACAAGAACAATTGGTCCGTGTTGCGTAACAGCTCACTTTTCCCAAAGGTCACCAAGTGCATGTGTGCATTGGTATCGTTGGGATTGTTGGATCAACGTTATTGTAAATGGTCTATTGCTGGTGTCGAAGTCTTCACAAAGGAGATGACGGACAAAGCTATGACTGCTCCTGATTGCCTGGATGCTGTTATGCAAATGGTTACACATCTTGCTGACTCTGGTTGCTATGCATTTGCTACTGGCAAATTGCAAGCTGTTCTATATGATGATCCCCAAATCATGGAAGCAGAGGATGAATACATGAAGTGCAAAGTGTTGTCTGATCACATCGAACCCGGTACGCTGGAAAAGATGGGAGTTGATAGCACGGAATTTCATGGTAGATTGGATTCCTTGATTATGAGTTTGGAAGCGATCACTGTCCGTACCTCGGGAGTGACGCACACCATTATGCTCAATAAAAAGGAAAATGTTTTGTGTTGGATGGACAAGTTGATTCGATGGAGAAATGCGAGCGGCGTTCGCACAGCTCCGTATGTGATGGTTATCTTAGGAGACTCATCTATCGGAAAGACTTCCCATAGTCAGATTACCTCGCGCTCTGTTGCTGTTCAGAATGGATTTGCGAGTACCGATCGACACCAGGCTTTCATTCAAGGAAATGACAAGTATTGGACCTCCTACAAGGGTTTCACTACTATCGTTGTTTTGGATGATATTTATAACACGAAGATGGAACATGCCCAAGAAGATGAAGGAATGAAACTGATCATGTTGAAGAACAATCAGCCCTGCTATGCCCCAAAAGCAGATGTTGCTGAGAAAGGTCGAGTTCCTGTTGAACCTAAGATTGTGGTTTGTACTACCAATGATGAAACTATGCAATCCGAGATGTCTGTGAATCCCTATTCACGCTTGAGACGCGGAGATGTATACATTCGTCCCACAGTCCGTGACCGGTTTCGACGAGAGGTTAATGGAAAATTGTTGAACGAGATTGATGAAGACAAAGTGCGGATGTACTATGCCCAACGGGATGCGGATGGAAATCCAATTTACGTTGATGGTGTTGTGCAGAGTAAGATTGTCATGGTTCCAGACCTTTGGAACATTTCATTGTCTCGCCCGTACATGGAAGATGTTGCCGCAAAGAAATCGAAGATCGCCTTGAATCGTCAAGGAACGGTTAAGAAGAAATTGTGTTGGGAGATCATGACTATTGATGGTGTTTATTGTGAAAACTTGAACATTGTCCAGTGTTGTGATCTTGTTGGAATGAAAGCTAAGGCGTTCTTCCAAGCACAAGAGGCTGTAGTTGCTAACATTAATGCGATGAACGAGAAGTTTGTTCTCTGTGAGTGTGGATGTAAGCGAGCCAAACCGATTTGCGATGCAGCTAAGGAAATGTTGCCTGCTCTTGAGAAAGTTGAAGAAGGAGTTGAATCTGATTCTGAAACTGTCGAAGAGGAGAACTATGTTGAAAATGAATTTCTTGAAGAGGATAAGTTTCAAGCAGAACGTGCTCGCATGGCTGCTGCTGACCAGATTGAATTCGATCGCATCGCGAAAGAAGTCAAGATGGAGGATGAAGCTGCCCTTGATAGCCATTCCGGAGTAATGGGCTTTGTTGCTAGTACCGCAATGAGCGTGCTCCGTACCCGCTTCCGTAAGTTGAATCCGTGGAGGGTGAACGAATATGTAGATTCCAATCTGCTTGAAGTTTACCGCAACTTGGAGTGCCCCAAGTGGGTCAACTTGTTTATGTGGATGCCAGATTCTGTTTTCGACCACCGTTACTGCCAAGATTTTCTTCAAAGGATTTACAAGGAAGACATTCGACATGCTTCCTATTGGAGTCTTGCGAAGAAGACGCTTGTCCCCGGTGCATTCTTCGGAATGCTTGGACATACGTTATCTTGGTGCTTGCCAAAATCGTTGTTTATTCCAGCTAACCTGTTGCTGGGAGCCATCATTGCCAATGGAGTTTCGTACTCTTCTGCTGTTTACGCACAGGAGGGACGCGAGATGATTATCGACAAATTGATGAAAGAACGAGCTGCTATGCCATTGATTATTAAAGACAATCGGAATCGATTCGGGAAGCTTGTGGTTGGATCTGCTACTGTACTTGCGAGTGCATTGATTGCAGTGAAGATTTACAAAGCATTCCGTGTTCTGAATCCTATTGAAAGTGATAGTCTGTTGCACCCTGAGGATGCTAGGGATATCGAGAATCGTAAGCGTCTCCCTAATGATTGGGTAGACACTCACGTGAAGAATCCGGACGCAGAGGATCCAGGAACTGCAACGCTAGAGCAGTTGACTGAGATAGCGGCAGCCAATAGTTATACGGTTGAGTATGTAGGTGAAACAACTTCGCGCACATTCGGTGTGGTGATGCACAATGGTGCGTTGTTGGTTCCCCGTCATGCACTTGTGGAAACTGGAGCTACAGAGATTCGTATGATTCGAAAAGCGAAGGTTCCATGGAGTGTGACGATTGGATTGGATAAAGTGAATGTTAAGATGATTACCGGAAAGGACTTTGCCGTTATATACAGTGCGAAGATCCAAGGACGGAATTTATTGAAACACTTGCGTGATAAAGAGTGTGACACTAGTTACTTCTTTTCTATGAGTACTACGGGCAGATACGTGTATCGTGATGGTGATCGAACACATGTAGATGAAACCCGCATGTCTTATAGTCCACGAATCCATACTACTCGCGGAGGAGTATTTCCTGGATGGCAATATCGTTTACGAGAGCCTTCCTTCCAAGGAGCTTGTGGTGCTGCTTTACTTGTTATGAGTGGGCGCCGAGCTGTCTTCGGAGGAATTCATCTTGGTGGACGAGGCAACACAGGAGGTGGTGGCTCTTTCACAGCTGAGGATTTTGATGAAGCCCGGAAACACTTTGAACACTTACCCGATCTGGCGGATGCAGGGAAGTATCAAGAAGTGATTGAAGGAGAGAAACATGCTGAGTTAGGTGCAGAAATACCCAAAACTCACCCGATTAATTTCGTGGCGATTGATGGGCCCGTAGAAGTTCTAGGCACCGCAACTGGAGAGTGTTCAGCATATTCTTCTGTGAAACCTACTATGATTTCGCATTCTGTTGCCCGTGTGACAGGAATTCCGAATGAGTGGGGAGCGCCAAAATTGAATCCATGGTACAACGCCTACCATTTGGACTTGACAAAGAGAGGATCCCAACCCAAGGGATTTAAAGTGAGTGAGCTGCAGGCGGCAGTATTGGACTTTACGACTACGTTCGTTTATGAGTTCAATAAGGCTTCTCCTTCAGTGAAGGAGTCTCTCATTCGCGTACCTTTGAATAGATATGAAACATTATTCGGTGTGGATGGTGTTTCCTTCATTGATAGGATGAAGTTTATCACGGCCATCGGATGGCCATTCAAGGGTCCTAAGAGCAAGTTCTGTATATTGGATGAAAATGGTGAGATTATTGATTTCCAACCATGGGTGTGGGAAGCTGTCTTTAAGGCGAAAGAAGCTTTACTAGCCGGGTTTAGGATTAATGCCACCTACAAGGCCCAGATCAAGGATGAAATCACTAAGTTGTACAAAGACGATGGGTCTGAGAACGACAAGGTGAGAATCTTCACTTGTGCTCCTATTGTGCTTCAAATCTTGCTGAGAATGTATTTTCTTCCAGTAGCTGCTCTATTATCAACGTTCCCGTTGGTGTCTGAGTGTGCTGTTGGAATTAATGCGTCCGGGCCGGACTTTGACGAGCTTATTCGTCATTTAGCCCCCAGCAAAGACACGAAGCTCATTGCTGGAGATTTCTCTAAGTTTGACATTGGAATCTCTGCTGATGCAATGGGAGCTGCTTTCCAGGTTATGGCGAACCTGGCAGAGCGCTGTCTTGATTACAGCAAGGAGGATCTTCGTATGATGTCCATGTTGGCAAATGAAGTGATGAATCCAGTGGTTGCGTACCATGGAGCATTGCTGCAGTTATCTGGTTCTAATCCTTCGGGACAGAACATGACTGTTTATGTCAACAGCCTTGTGAACAGCTTGTATCATCGATGTGTCTACAGACGTATATGTGGAGCATCTAACCAACGATTCAGTGACGTGTACCGCCTGACTACGTATGGTGATGATAGCTTGGGTGCCCCAATGCCCGAGATTCAAGATAAGATGACCTTTAACACCATTAAGGCAGCTTTTGAAGAAGTTGATATCAAGTACACCCCGGCAGACAAATCGGATAACGCACCCGATTTTGTTTCTCTTGAAGAGGTGGACTTCCTCAAGCGCAAACCAGTTTTCAACAAAGAGTTGGAGATGTGGATGGGAGCACTTGATATTAAGTCCATTGTCAAATCCCTGCATTGCAGTGCCAGTTCTACCCTGCCACCCGATGCGGCAGCTATCGTGAATTTGGACAATTCCATCAGAGAAATGTTCAACCACGGTCGCGAGTCGTATGAGGATTGGAGGAAGAAAGTGGGCCTGATTGCAGATGATCATAACCTGCGTTACGACTTGTCGTTGTTAGGTTATGATTTCGATGCGTACCTTGAGCGTTATAAAGCTCGGTACTTTCGAGACCAACTTTAGTCGGTTATTTAGACAATGCACGGGGGGTTTTACCAACTCTCCCTCCGTGTAGATGACAATGCCGCAATTTTGAAAAGAAGAGGACTCACGTGCATTTTTGATGCAG